GCGCACGATCGACTACGCCAGCGGCAGGAGCTACCAGCTCGACACCGCTGTCCGGATGAGCGTGCGGACAGGCATGAACCAGATGGCCGGAAGGATCACCGAGGCGAACTGCAAGAACAGCGGCACCGATCTCGTGATCGTATCCCAGCACGAAGGAGCCCGACCGGATCACGTACCCTGTGAGAACCAGGTGTACAGTCTCTCCGGCAGGTCCGACGTCTACCCAGCCTTCAGCGCACCGCTCGGAGAAGGTGCTGGCTACGGATCGGTGGACGGCATCTGTGGAGCGAACTGCCGGCACACGTTCTACCCGTACTGGGAGGGGATCAGCAAGATCCACACGATCGAGCCGAAGGCCCCGGTCGAGGTGAACGGCAAGACATACAGCTATTATGATGCTACGCAGAGACAGCGCAGCATGGAGAGGGAGATCCGGGCACTGAAGCGCGAGGAGTACAGCGCGGGAACACCTGAAGAGGCCCAGGAGATCCGCAACCAGATCAGATCGAAAACGTCGGACTACCACAGCTTCAGTGACGCCGTGGGGATCCGGCCAAAAGATAACCGGCTACGCGTAGCAGCGTAGTCAGCAACGCAGGGTAGCGCAGCCCGGAAGCGCGCTGGATTGCTTGTCCGGAGGTCGCAGGTTCAACTCCTGCCCCTGCTATTTCCCACCGGTGAAAGACCGGTTAATAAATCATTTTAGGAGGATGAAGCACATGAAGAACATCGAGGCAATCTTAAAAGAGGCAGGTCTGGAAGTCACGGCCGAACAGCTGGCGGCCATTGAGAAGGCGGTCAAGGAGAACTACAAGACCGTCGTGGACTACGACAAGCAGAAGGAGAAGCTGGACGCTGCGGAGGACAAAGCGAAAACGCTCGAAGAGTCCCTGGAGAAGTTCAAAGACGTTGATCCGGAAGCACTGAAGCAGTCCATCGAGGACCTGAAGAAGGAGCTGAAGCAGAAGGACACCGAGTACGCGGGCAAAATCGCGGACAGGGACTTCGAGGACGTCCTGAAGGACGCGATCAGCGGAGCGAAGGGCAAGAACGCGAAGGCGATCCGAGCTCTTTTGGATCTCGACACTCTGAAGGCTTCAAAGAACCAGAAGGACGACGTCGCTGCGGCGATCAAGGCACTCACAGAAGCAGAGGACAGCGCGTTCCTGTTCGCAAAGGACGACGGGGACGAGCCGGACGACGCTGACGACGATGCTGCCGGAGTGGTCGGCAAGGCTGACGTCATAGGAACCGTAAAAGGCGGAAGCGGGGACAGCTTCCTCGCAGGCCTGCGCTCTTCGATGGGCCTGGCATCTTCCGCCACTGAAAAGAAAGAGTAAGAGGTGATAAAAATGGCAAATACCATCCAGAAGTTTAAGAAGTACGTGGTGGGCCTCCTCGATGAGGTCTACAAGAACGCATCCAAGACAGCGATCCTCGACGGTGCTCCCGAGCTTGCGAGCCAGGGCGCAAACGCCGACGAGCTCATCATCCCCAAGATCGACATGGACGGCCTCGGGGACTACGATCGCAACTCCGGCTACACCCAGGGCGACGTGACCTTCACAAACGAGACCGTGAAGTGCAACTTCGACCGCGGCAGAATGTTCACCGTGGACAACGTGGACAACATGGACACCGCCGGCATGGCCTTCGGCCGTCT